TTATACATTTTTCTTCTCCTTTATATACAAAATTACCATGTTGATTACCATTAGGATTATCGCTAGTATGGTACCAACGATACAGATATAACCCCAAGTGTTTAAATTATCATAATCAAGAATTGATACAATAAACAATAAAACAATAACTACAGGTAGATTCGTCCAGATAAATTTTTTCATAATAATATGGAATGTGATATAATCTTAAATACAGGAGAGGTTTCCCTCCCCTGTGTGCTTATTCTGAGTCGTTTCCTTGGTCGGGGCGACTCTTTTGTTTTTCCTCTTTCACCTTGTAGTATGTATCTACGATGTTTTTAACACCTGCGGTTACTTGAGAGAAAACCGTTGCTGTGGTAGCTATAGCACCTAAGATTATTATCCAATCCACTTTGTTCACCTCCTGTTCTTTATACTCTTATTATACGCTTTTAGTTGACTTAAGTCAACTAAAAGCGTGGATATTTTTCCTTATAAACTAAATTAATCCTGAAAAATTTATCATGTCTGATATACTTAATATGGTAATCAAATATAGGATTTTAGGTAAAGAAAGAAGAGTATGAAAAAGCATAAATTTAATACTACAATTAAAGGACGGTATACATTGGAATGAAAAAAAATTCAAATTTGATAAAAGCATTCAGCTCAATATTTAAAGCTACACGTTTAATAGGTAGAATCATCAAGCCGATACTTCGTGCTTTATCTAAAAGTAAATTTTAAATACCTTAGCAATAAAAAGACACTATGTTTTATTACTTTAATTTATAATAATTTTGTATTTAATTTAAGGAACTGATGTTAGATATTAAAAAGGAGGCGTTATTTTGTATTCTTTTGAAATAGAAGGTTTGTTTGGTGATAGAGATATTAAATTTAATTTTGAAAAGCCTTTGTTAATTTTAATAGGAGAAAATGGTGTTGGGAAGTCTACAGTTTTAAGTATTCTGAATTGTATTTTAGAAAGAAATACGGCAGGTTTAAAAGAGTATGATTTTGATTTAATTAAATACAAAGTGAATGAAACAACATATTGCTTATATAGAGACGACATGGATAAAATACCTAATGATTTTGAAGTAAACTACAATCTTTTGAATGATTCGTTACTTCAAAATAAAATGTTACTTAAAGATGTGGCTAAAGAATTACAAATTACATATTCGATGTTTACTCGACATTTCAATGAAAAAAAATTCTATTGGTTCATTGATCGAATGGAATACCTTCAATTCCAAGGAATTGCTACTCCTTTAGCAGATAATTTTTTTAGAGAAATAGTGAATGAAAAACATACGAATCATCCGACCTTACAAAACTTTTTTGATCCAATTTGCTCCGAACTTAAAGGGGAATTACTCTATTTCCCAACCTATAGAAGAGTTGAAGAAGAAGCTTATAAAGTAGGTCATGTTATTGATAAAGACTTAGGAAAAAATGTTATTAAGTTCGGTATGCAAGATGTACAAAAAATCTTCAATAATATTATTGAACAAATCAAAACAGAGACTATAAATGGTGTGCAAAAAGTGATGGATAGTTTGTTCACAGATTTACTTTCAGAGCTAAATTTATCTAATGAATATGATTCAATTGATTTAAAAAATAAAAGAGAAGATTTAGAGATAATTTTAAAACGATCTGAAAATAGTCTACCCTTTTCTATGAAAAAAACATTAGAAAAATTAGATGTTATTTTGGATAAAAAGGATTTAACAGATAAAGAACAATTTATACTTTATTTCATAACGAAATATCTGAACATTTACGAGTCTAGCAAAGTTCACGATGAAAAAATCAACCTATTCATAAAAGTATGTAATTCATATTTTAAAGATAAAAAGTTTATTTATGATGCAAAAAATGTTCATATAAAATTGGTTTCAAAATATGACTTATCTAAAGAAATTCAGCTAAAGTCGTTATCATCTGGTGAAAAACAAATAGTCTCTTTATTTGCAAGTCTATACTTAACAGGTAAAGAAGATTACGTTATATTGTTCGATGAGCCTGAACTATCCCTTTCAATAAAGTGGCAAGAAAAATTATTGAAAGATATTTTAGAAACAAAGAAATGTAATTTCATGACAGCTGTAACCCATTCACCTTTCATTGTTCCTGAAGAACTAAGAAAGTATACTCTTTCCTTTGGGTCTACTGTTCAAAGAAAAGGGGAATATATTGATGGATGATTTTTTAGATGATTTTTTTGAAAAAAAAGAGGGAGAATATGTAGAAGAATTTGCTTTTTTAAACGAGTATAATAATTTAAATAGTCAACTATATTGCATTTGTGAAGGAAATGAAGATAAGATTTGCTATTTACCCAAAATTAAAAGTATAGTAAGAAAAGATTTAAAAATATATGAAGTTGGCGGCAAAGATAACGTACTTGAAGTATTTAAAAGATGTGAAAATCAACAAGGCTATGACCTGAATAGAATCATGTTTATTGTAGATCGTGATTTTGATGAACCCTTAAATAATGAGCGAATATATGAATTACCTGTATACTCGGTTGAAAATTTATATGCAACTCCAGATGTGCTAAAAGATTTCATTGAATTAACAGTTAATGTTACTAATCCAAAAGTGATTGATGACATAGTTGGAAATTATTTAATTAGAGAACAAGAATTTCATACTTTTATTCAAGATTTAAATATTTGTCTTTATTACACAAAAAAAATATTTGAATCTCGCCAAAATGAAAATGATAATTTATATGCATCCTATACAGATATTCCTTTACCTAGTATTAAAGATGAAGATGTAAAAGATCTTATTGAAGTTACTTTACTTAAAGTAACTGTACATAATGATTTTAAATTAATCAGCGATACATATAATTTTTTAAGACAAGAAGACTTCGAAAGAATGAAGCTAGATAAGTTCTCGATTGAAAATGCTCGAAAAAATTTTAAAGGAAAATATCAACTTTATTTCTTTCTTTCCTATATAAAAGAACTAATTAAAGATTTAAACTTAGGTAAAGCTAGAGCTAATAAAAGAATTTTGGCAGATAGAAATTATGGATGTGACATAGAAACGAAAGATAATACATTGTTTAATATTTTATCTAACTATGTTCAACTTCCTTTATGTTTTGTAACATATGTAAAAAGATTTATTATGGAACACGAATTATCTTCTGCATCTTAAGAATGGGAAAACCTTGTTATTAATCTTTTCATAATAGATTCCTATTCTCACCAAATAGGAATCGACAATACATTTTTAATTAAATTGTACTCAAATCAACCATATATATGCAGTTGATTTGAGTACAAAATAAACTTTTAAAATTCATTTTATATAATCACAATTACTTTACTAATTCCCCTTTTCAATTACTTCACATATACATATGATTCACTTGCAGTTATATAATATGTTTTCCCTTTACTATTCTGTACTTTGTATTGCGGTGAACCATTCACTGTGACTTTTGAACTTATAATGAATCCCATCCCTTTATCTACTATTCCAGCAACTTCTTTATCCCGCCAAGATGGAGATTCATAGAAACGTAAATTGTCCACTTTAGAAATAATCTTTTTACCAGCTACAGTAGAAGCATTCGTACCATTATAACGGATGTATGAGGAGTCATAATAAATCCATTGGTTACCACCAAGATTTAACCAGTTTCCTAATTTACCCCATACTTTATAAGCCTCTCCTTTTTGTAGTTTACGAATAACACTATTATCTGTTGATGGCCCAGAACGAAGATTTACATTGTCCCCCTGAATATACGCAACACCATTCACCTCTACTGTACCAGGCATTTCATTTGGTTTCTGTGGTTTTGCATCCACCGTAACAGAGTTCCCGTTATAAGCCTTTAACACATCTGCTCGGAATTCAGCCTCTGATACACCATGACTACGAAGATAATCAAGTGGGTCTTCATGGTCTGTACCACCTAATTTATAAGTAATATCCTTATGTGTCCATAATCCTTTAGAAGGATGAATATTTCGTTCCCGTAAGATTTCCCCAATCAACTCTACATATCGTTCGTAAGAACGTTTAAATTTCATCGGATCACTTGTTTCACACAATTCAATATGAACAAATCTAGCATTCGCTGCTGGACCTGCACCCCATGCACGATATTTAGTAGATGCAATTTGAATCTTTTCATCCCAATCAACTGCGTAGTGAACAAAAGCTGAGCGCCATGTACGAGACTCATATTTTTGAATATTAATAGCTGGAGCTTCTGGGGTAGCTGTAGAATGTGCTACAACACCTTCATAAGCACCAACACCATTACGGTATGGTTGTTTTGGTAAATCAGGAATAATCAAAACCCTATCAGCAAATACGTTTGTTCCAATTGATAATACTAAAATCATAGCGACAACTATAGATGAAATATGTTTCCACTTCTTTTTCATTTTACATCGGCATCCTTTTTTATAATTTTTGTGTGGTCAAATAATCCACTCGCTGACAGTCCAATAATAATTCCTTGAAATATATTTGTTTTGATATCTTGGGATAAAAATAAAACGCCTAGCGTAATGCCAAGCGTTAAATTTAATAACGGAACATATTTTGTTTGCATCCCAACTGTTTTTGCAATTTGTGATAATCCTACAACAACACCAATCATTACCGTAATTTCAAACATTACATACCACCTCCTTTCAATAAGAAGGTCAGAGCCGCTGCAATAAGCCCACCAACAATAAGGCGTAAGATCCAAGTTGTATTAGCGCTAATCTTATCTAATTGTTTATTGATATTGATAATGTCCTTCTCGTTACCTGTTGTCCGCATTTCTAAACTTTTAATCTCTAAGCGAATGTCCTTAATATCTTGCTTTATTTCTTGAACATCACTTCTTACTTCTTGTAACCCCTCCACTTTGATCACCCCTTTTTAGACAATAAAAAAAGACCAGCTTATGGCTGCTCTGGTTTCCTATTTATTAATTTTTATAGTCATAATCCTTTCAGTTGCGATTTGCTACTGCTCTATTCAGAAGGTACATTCTGTTTTTCCTGTGAAGCTTGTGTAATTCTGTCTAAGCAATCTTTGCAAATTTCCTGATTACCGATTCTTGTTGTATTTGTATTCACACCACAAATATCACAAAATCTTTCTGCAGTTCTAATGAACAGATTAGAAGTATCAGAGAATAATTCCACTTTTGTATTTGGTTTAATACCTGCTGTTTGCAACATATCCAATGGGATTTTGATTGTCCCATCTTCACCAACTGTTCCTAAAACACCTAAAAATTGACTCATTTCATTTTCTCCTTTCATCATACTGAACTATTGATAAAGTTCCATCCATTTCCATCGTGGTAGTAAGCTCCAAATCCTCTATAACCATTTCCCATCCATAGAACCCCTTGTTGAGACAAAGGAGTCTTTCCGAATGAGTTGAATAATATACCCGATGTTGAAATTGGTGACGTGAAGTTAACTCTCTTAGCTGTAAACCAAATCCCATCTTGAGCTGTTATACCAATATTACCTGCATTCGTTAGACGAATATTACTCTCAGCGCCATTGTAATCTACATAGCGATAGTAAACGCCATTTCCATCTTTGTAGATACTTCCAAGGTTCCTACCAGTACCATCACCTTCACCAAGGATTATATATGGGTTACGTGTTGTACTTTTTCTCTCATCTTCAAATCCCATCACAATTTTGGCAGAGCCTTGGTTTACAAAACGAATAACCTGATTTTCCATGTGAAGGTATTCTTTTGTAGCACTTGTTTTGATAGTCATACCTTGGAGTAATCCAGCTTTTAACCAAGATGCTTCTACCCTACCTACCAAATCAATTAGATTGGCTGAAATTTTAATCTTTTCTGCCGTTTGATTGATAGATGAAATGATTTCACCTTTTTTTACGGTACTAAGAATATTCTTCTCAGTAACTTGAATACGTCCTTCCATATTCCTTACATAAGCATTTGTAGCAAATTTATCATTAGATTGAGTTTGTGTATAAACCTCTGTCTTTTTTGCTGCTAAATCAATACCTTTCTCATTAACACTAAAACGGTTATCGATTTGAGTCATCTTTTGATTGTATTGCTCAGTTGCTACTCTATTAGCTATATCTTCTAGCATTTTATCAGAATCAACTTGATCTTTAGGGTGTAACCAAAATTCTGTAGCTACTTTCCCGCGCTGTAACATAGGCATGCAAAACCAAGCTCTACCATTTCTTTGTATGTATGGCCGAAATCTTACAAACCCAGTTCCTGCTGGAGCTTTAGCTGTACAAGTAGATTTAATCCAAGTATTGTTAATGATTTGAACCCTTTCTCTAGCAGTTGAAATTCTGGTTGTTTTATTCGATTGCCAAAACTCCATCTCGATATACACACCATTATCAATAGGCACTTTCCCATCAGTGTTAAAGTAAGCCGAAACAACAATGTCTTCATAAGGAGAACAATCTATAAATTGCCCAAAAGCACCCCACCATCTATCCTGATCTTGTCCCGTAGTGTGCATAGAAAACGAGTTGTATCCTTTATACTTTAGGTTTGGGTCTATAGCGTGCCCATTCGACCACCCCCAGTATTTGTTCCCTTGAGTAAAACCTGCATCGCGAATCTCATTGATGGCTCCAAGACCCCCAACATAATTTTCAACATCTTTCTTTTTCATTGTTAGATTCAATGCCTCAGAATGTTGCTCTAACGTTGTAGTAGCTTGAGTTAATGTTTTCCCTTGCTGTGTTTGAGTCTCTTGTAATTTAGAAACATTTTGAGTAATTCCATTTGCTGTCTTCTCTACCTCAGTAACACGTTTATCAAAACTACTTTGATTATTTTCTACTTTTGTTATTGTTTCTTTAATGCCACCTACACTTTTTTCAATCTCAGTTGTTTTCTTAGTGAATTCATTTAACGACACTTTATCAGCGTTTGATGTGTCCCAGTCAGTAGCTATAGTACCTTTTTCTACTTTAAGGGCATTAACTCTAATCCAAGCGTAACCATTTTTTCCATCTAACGCTCGTTTTGTAGTACCTGCGATAAGCAAAAATGCTTGATCATCATCTCTATCGGCTGTGAATGTAAAATGAACTCTATAATAATTGTTATTCTGTCTATCGTTGATCTTAGCTACAATCGGAAAATCTAAAGTGTTAATATCAGGAATTCTTCTGTTTCCACCTTCAGCTGTATACATAATGTAAACGTAATCCAATAACCAACCTAACTCACTAGTTGCAACATTAAATGAAATGGTATATTTTTGACCTTTTTTAACTTTGAATTTACGATCATGTGACCGCATACCAACTTGTGTTCCATTAGGCACAACTTGCTGTTTACCATCGACTACAGTTTCCATTCGGAGTGAATAAGGAGTTGGCAACGAAGTTAAAGCACTCTCATTTGTAACATTAACAGCACCATAATCCCCCCAACGACTCCAACCATTAGCATTAATGAATTCTGTTCCATTAATCATGTTAGTTGCACCGACTTCTAAACCATCAACTTTACTATTAATTTGTTCCATTCGTTCTTTTGTACGTCCAGCTTCCTCTTTAATTTCAGTTGTTGTTTTAGTTAGTTCACTTGTTGTTTGCTGTACATTGGAAATTGTCTTTTTTGTGCCTTCTACAGTAGATTCAACCGTATTTAATTTATTACTAATGTCAGTATCTTTTTTAGTTAACGATTCGATGGATTGTTTAAAACCGTTTGCTGTTTGTTCAGATTTCGTTACACGTTCTGTAAGCTTTCCCTGTTCGTTTTGTACATTTGATACCGAAGTATTTATCCCTTTAATAGTAGTCTCGATTTCTACTGTTTTTTTAGTGAAATCAGCTGTGGATACTTGGTCTTCTGGTGCTGGTGTCCATGCCGTTGATATTGTGCCAATTTCTAATTTAAGCTTTTCAATTAACACGTCCCCCGTAAAATCACGTGCTAAAGCGTAAACTGAAACCTCCTTAATAGGCTTATCCATTACTACTGCACTTGCTGTAAACCTTTCCTGGTTATATTGTTTTCCTAGAGTTAAACGGTTTTCTACTCGGCAACTTGGATAATGAAATGTATTGTCTGTGAAAGTAATCTTCACTTCGAAACCAGCCCATTTATTTGTTGTACCCCATGCAGTAACTTTACCTGTAAATAGGAAACTCATAGCAAGATTCTTACCCTGCATTAAGGCCGCTATGTCCTTTGCTACATCAAAGTAAGTATGCGGCTTATTTTCCCCAGTCTTCACTGAATGTGATTTAGTAGCTGTTTCTAGTAATAGATTTCGCCCACCAACTTGAATATTATCAACTTGAGTTTTCAGATTAGAAAGTGTCTGCTTCGTTCCATCTGCCGTTGATATAATCTCATTCGTTTTACTTTCAATTTGAGACAAACCATCATTAATTTTCGTTAACTCCGACTTCTCTGCTTTTTGTTTTAGAGCTTCATTTGTTTGAATAATAGATGTATTAATATCTTGGAACTTCTTAACGTTACCATTCTTATCAGTTTCATAGATTTGTTTTCCTATAAAACCATCTTTAATTTCATCTTTCGTATAAACACCGGATTTATCAGCCTTATCTTTTAATTTATTATTAATCCACGTTTGATCAACTTTGTCATTAACTTGCTTTTGAACACCGACTAATTGTCCAGCTATTTCTTGCGCTTTACCTTCCACACTTTGAACCTTTTGATTTAATTCTGTTTTTGTGGATTCAATATCTTTGCTGATCTGCTCTATTGTTTCTTTTTTAACCGATTCCACATCAGGAACAACCGGGTCCCAAATACCATCTTTCCAGAGTTTTAAAATGCCAGGCTTACCGTTAGAAATATCTAACCAGAGTGTTTTTCTATCTTTAAGTCCTGTTGTTGGTGGGTACTTTGATTCAATGATTTCGACGGTATTGTTTTTAATATTCTCCTGTACTTTTTCAGCAAGTGTTTTCGCTGCTTCGGATTCTTTCTTTGCATTACTAGCCGTTTCATTGGCTTCTTTCACTAATTTATCTAGCTGATCAATCATTTCTTGTTTATTGCCTAGAGAACTAAGGATACGATTGTAAATCTTTCTTAATTCTTCATTCGGATCAATAATTTCATGATAATCCCCAAATACATATTTATCTTGTAATGGATTTTTAAACGATTCATCACCAGCGATTGCTCTAGCTTCTAAATAAAGTTTAGGTGTGAATCCAGTGTCTTTTATTCGAATCGTATCGCCCTCGTTAATTAATTCGTGAACCAATCCAAATACACGACCAATTGATTGTGCTTCTACTTCATAAGAAACAGATGTATTTACACGTTTTTTTAACTCTGTATTCATAAGAGTCATTAAACGTTTGGCATCCATGTCATCGTTTTCTGTTTCTGGACTATAGAAACCAAATTTATGATTCCCTTTCTCGTTCCATCTTTGGAAAGCATCATTGTCCACAAGATAAGGAACACCCTTATTTATTTCTGTAATGGTAATGAATTCTCCGCCTTCTTTTTTTACGAAACCTAATAAGGCTGTACAAATATTTTGAGAGTTTTCAATCCGTTTAATTCCCAGTAAGTCTTTACCAAGGGTTATTTCTTTCCCTGTTTCTTGACCACGCTTCTTAACCATATCCACATAACGCCCAACGACTTGAGAACCTACAACTTCAGCGCGATATTGAATTTCTAACTCAAACAAAGAAGCAATCTTTTTAAGAAAAGACAACGGATCAATAAATTCATCGATCGTCATAGAACGGAAACTAGCATATTCTAAATTCCCCTTTTGCCACTTTGTGCCCGCAAGAGCGATATCAACCATTTCAATTACGGTTTTACCTTCTAATTTTTGTGGAGGGATAATTCCAGCTTTAGCAAGTTGAATCCATTCTCCTGATGCATAAGCAATTACTGATCTATCATCGGAATCTTTTTCAATTTCAGTAATTACATAAGGAACAATACGTCCATCGCGCACTTCTTTTAATACTAAGTTTTGCTGCATAAGTGTGGACGAATGCCTGGTATTATCAAATACTCGAAACTCTAATGTATCAATGTTGTTTTTGATTTCCCAATGTCGTTTATCATCCCAATAATCTGCGGGCTGAATACTTGATACAATCTGTCCTGTTTTAAAATCGCAAACATGTAATTCACCACTTGGCGTTCTCATCTATATCTCTCCCTATAACTGATTGTAGCTGTAACATCCGGCGGCATAATATCAATACGATTATCTCCACGAATGACCTTGGGAAACTCACTAAATATATCTTTAATATTAATAGCGTCTTTCCCGTTAATCGTAACAAGGCTTCTTTCTGTATCAATAATTACTTTGTCTCCTGCATCGAAAATATAAGGCTTTGTATTTGAAGGGACTTTGTTTACCTTCCAAATCTTTAAATCGTCAATTTGCATTTCGTTAATAGGCTGGTGATTATCCCACTTACAAATCGCGATCATAACTTGTGCAATTTTACGTTCTGTCATCGGATTTCCGGTTTCATCAATCCAACGTTCCACAAGTGAAGCACCATCTGTCTCTGTACCATCTATAAATTTAGCGACATAAACAGACCATTGTTTTCCTCTTCTAGCAATACGTAAACGACCTCGGAATTGGTTAAATGTATTCGAATAATATCCACTTGTATCAACTAATTTCCGAAAACTATTGGGTGTTCCGCTATTTCCAATTTTCATATGAGCCTTTGTAATTTCAGCAGTCACATATAGATCATTCATATTGATGCGGGCTACCACATTACTTGCCTCATCTAGAAGAAGAACTTCAACACGCCCCATTTCATCAATGTTTTTGGACTTTAAAGTCATCCATGCCTCCATTTCAAAATCTTGTAATGGTCCGCCCGGAATACTTTTCTTAGCTATTGCACCGTAAAATCCTTTTCCTTCTCCATATTCTTCACAATATAATGCATAACCATCTTTTGATTTAAAACTACCTGTCCCTTTCATTTCCTCAACTTGTCCAGTAACAGGAGTCCATCCTATTGGTGAAGCCATTTCATCCCATAGCACACGCTCACGCTCTTGAACAGTGGATTCTTCCACAGTTAATGGATATCCAATACGGAAATAGTTTCGTTCTAAAGGATATTTACCAAACCATACATCTAAAAAAGTGCTTGGTTTTTTTACAGTCATTTCAATTAATGCTGGAGCTTCTACGCTTCCTTTATTCGTGAAATAAGAAGTAGTCTCGGTAGACCAGTTTTGAGTGAATGTGTAAGTTTGTACTTGCCCTAGCTTATAAGGTATCGGACAAACAAATTTAATTGTACCGATTCCAAGTGTTACAAATTCATCTGGATCAAAGCTATCATCCACTACCGCTAAATATGTTCTATTTGGTTCTACATCGAAAATAAGCTCTGCTGCTTGATCTGTAATTAGCCAATCTGCAATTTCTTCTTTTATGATTTCTAAATCAGATCCATCAGGAACGATAATTCCTACAGGAATAGATAAAACGCGCATTTCCGTTTGTGTGTTTAATAGTCTTGCACCTGGATATCCAGGAACACTTAAAAAATTCCTTTTTAACGGTGCCCAAGCGGGTCTTTTCCATCCTTTTGCGATTTGAATAAAGTCTTTTCGTTCGTTATTAAATGTAAAAGAACTCATGTTGACACCTCATTTCTTTATAAAATGAAAGAAACCCAAACCTAAAAGTCTGAGTTTCTTTTCTCTTCTCTTTCTTGGTATTCTTTTGTATATCGATAAGTACCGCGTGCTAAGTCTCTACCATCTAAAATAACTGGTACTTCAATTACCAAATCGCCACCTTGTGCTGGAATTAATTCATTATCACCAGTTTGCCCTGATGAATAATTGAATACTTGATTTGCGATATTACCAGCCATGGCTTGTCTACTATTTGACATACTTCCATATACACCACTCATAACAGACTTTAATCCTGCTAATTGACTCATAGAACTAGCCATCATCCGACTCATATCACCCATTAATTGATTCATAGTCCCAGTAATGCCGAGTGATTTTTCTTTTGATGATAAAGGTGTAACTGTGATTGAATTACCCTTTTTCGTAAATAATTCTGGTCCAGCTTCACCTGTAATAAATGAACCATCACCTACAGGTTTTCCACCTTTAGCAAGCATTGGTACATGTGGAATAGTTGGAGCACTTACTCCTGGTATATTATTTAACAATTCTGCTGGTGTATTAAAGCCATCTATGAACTTATTAATAATACGAATGATTCCGTTGATAGCTGTACGAATACCACTCTTAATTCCATCCCACACGCCTAATACTGCTGACTTCATTCCCTCGAATGCTCCACTCACAGCATTTGTTACCCATCTAACAGGAGTCATAATGGCATCTTTTAATCCATTCCATACAGAAGATGCGGTTGATTTAATACCTTCCCAAATATTTGAAAGAGTAGATTTAATACCATTCCAAATACTACTGCTTGTGCTACTAATCATATTCCAAACAGTTGAAATAGCTTCTTTGATGTTATTGAATACGGAACTTGCTGTGGAAACAATTGAGTTCCATAAGCCAGAAAGGAAGCTTTTAATCGTATTCCATACAGCACTTGTTGTGGAACTAATCGTGTTCCAAGTATTTATAATCCAATCTTTTATTGAATTGAATATTGGCGTTACAAAAGCTACTAACCCGTTCCAGCATGACTGTAAGAAATTCTTAACAGCATTCCATACTGTCATTGTCGCTGAACTGATTGTATCCCATACACTAATGATCCAAGACTTGATTTGTTCAAAAATCGGCATAACAAATGCTACAAGTCCATTCCAACAGGAAACTAAGAAATTCTTAATCGTTTCCCATACAAAACTTGTAGTAGAACTAATTGTATTCCAACATTCAGAAATGAAATTCTTGATACTTTCAAATAATGGAGTAGCAAAGTATAAAATAGCCGTCCAAATCGCTTGTAAGTATTGAGTAATGAAATTCCATACAGTTTGGATCACTGTAGAAATACCATTCCAAATCATAGAGAAGAAATCAGCAATCCCTTGTAAAACAGGAGTTATAAAAGCTACTAATCCATTCCAAGTCTCTTGAAAGAATGTAGAAATAGAAGTCCATATTTCTGTAAAAAACGTGGCTATCCCCTGCAAAACTGAAGTTAAATATTCCACTATCCCATTCCAGATTTCCATACAGAAATTAAAAATGGATGTCCAAACGCCAATATATGCCTCTAGGATTGTAGAGCCCCAAGTAACTACAAACTCAACTATTCCATTCCAAATTCCTGTAAGAAATTCAACTACACTATTCCAAACGGCCTGTGTGCCTTCACTTAAACTATTCCAGGCTGAAGATAATGATTGAACAATCCCATCCCACAAGCCAATTAAATATTCCTTAACCGCATCCCAAGCGGCGATTGTCCAAGCTTTAATGTCATCCCAATTCTTTACTATAGCAATAACTAGAGCAACAACCGCTGCAATAATTATGGCGAACAACGCTATCCATCCCATCATTGCGGCCCCTACACCCGATATGACAACAACTATTGGTGCTAAAGCCATAAATGCTCCTGCTATTACTCCTATCGCTACTGCAATGGCTGCCAGTGTAGCTGCTAGTTTAGGATTATTAGAAATCCAGTCAGCAATTTTAGCAACAACATCGGCTATTACTCCCAGTACTGGTTTGAGAGCCACTTGTAAATCTTGCATTGCTTTTTGAAACTTAACTGCTGGATTTGCATCCATTTTTTTAATAGAACCATTCAATTGTTCTTGGTTCTTTTGGAAATCAACTGTTTTTTCTTTCGCACCCAGCAAAGTATTAATAATATTTTGCCCTTGATCTTCATACATTGTCATTTTGTTATCGTAAAGGCTTTTTATCCTCTACTTCCGGGGATTTCTCCGCATTATAGGACGTTAACTCATCCTCGGTTCAGCATATATTTTCAACCTATTAGGTTGTCGTTCACTCGTGGGAGTATTTTATTCTGTAATACAGGTTCAACTCCTATGCGTTACAGTGAGCCACATCTTTTAAAATGTGCTTTACCACGGTGTTAGCACCATCTTTACATGCTGAGCTTTCACCGTTTTTGAACGATTTTACTTCGGCACAATTCATCATCTACCGAAAAATTTAACGCCTAATTCATTGCGCTTTGTTTCATCATCAACTTGTGATAAAGCTTGTGCAATCTCAGTCATAGCTGCTGAACCTTCTTTACCACCATTAGCTACAGCTTGACCCCATTTTTCAACTTGTTCCGCTGAAATATTAGTGCCTTCAAGAGCTTCTTTCATAGCTTTATCGACACCTTGACCGAACTCAGCCGCTTTAATACGTCCTTCTTTTAATCCATCTAACAGGTTATCAATCATGAATATTCAACGTGATTCGCAAAGTCACGCCCGTTCGTTATGAACCGCTATACGTCACCGCATAGATTAGACTATATCTTCAACTCTTTGAGTTGCCCCCTGTTTCGAGTGTCATTTGCTTACACCCTACGTCTCTCGACTAGTCGTTGCACGTTCCTTTATTAAAGGCTTCGCTCAGCATTGTCTCTTTTGAGAGTTTCACTGAATTAAAGGGGTTTTGCATTGTACGTCACCATACAAGGGAACTATAAATTAATTCCAAGTACCTGTTTCAACACCAGCCTCCATAATAGCCTGTACTTCTTCAGCACTATATCCAGCTCTTGTTAACTGTCCTCCATACTCAGCAATAATGTCTAATTGTTCAGGTGGAAATCCCATTTTTAGCAACGCATTTGTTAAACCAAGTGCACCATCTTGCGAAATTCCTAATTCGTTGCCAATTTCATTCGTTTCTTGAATTAATTCAGTAAAATCTATTCCTTCATAGGATTGTGCAATTGCCGCTGCTCCTTTAACAACAGCTGCATTCGCTTCATCACTTACATTCTTATTTAAAGCCCACTGCCTACGTACACCTTCCAATGATGCCTCTGCATCCACACCATAAGCGGTTACCCCTCTTACAGCCGCCTCTACTGATTGCTTCGAGGATTCCGGAACATCAAAAGTTATATCAATTTTCGTTTGCAACTTTGACATATCCATTGCTTTTTCAACCGCGCTAGCAATACCGCCACCTGCCGCCATACCACCTATGACGTTTTCTAATCCTATCTTTAGCCCTTCAAACTTCTTCTCCGTTCTTCCGGCTTCTTGCTGTAAATCTCTTAATTCATTTCGCACTTGTTGTATTGAGTTTCCAGCATCCACCGATCGAAGAGCTCGTTGTAATTTCTCTATATCTGTTTCTGCTCCTAATGCTTCCCGACCGATAATTCCAATTGCTTGTTCCAATTGTCGACTTGTAGCCGTACCACTTTTAATTGCATTCACAAGACGATTTCCTAATGCTCCCGCAAAATCATCAACACTTTTCCCAGTAGCACTAAACAATGTTTCTAATTGCCTTGTTGAACTGGCTACACTATCTTGCTCAGCCTTCATGTTTCCAAGCTTATTCTTAAGGCCATTAAGCGATCCTTCTGTAAATTCAATTTCACGCCTAAATGCACGGTATTGTTCTTCGGAAATTTTTCCGTTTTGAAATTGCGCTTGGACTTGTTGCTCAGCTGCCTTTAATTTATCTAACTTTTGTGTGGTGTTTTCAATCTGCTGAGTCAGTAACTGTTGCTTTTGGGCTAAAGCTTCAATATTACCTGGATCAAATTTTAATAATCGCTCTACATCTTTAAGCTCTTTGGTTAAATCATTACTACGCTTATTAACATCTTTTAACGCATTTTGAAGTCCCGTGGTTTCACCATCAATTGAAATACTAATTCCTTTAATTCTTCCTCCTGCCATAATCTCACCCCTTTCTTAGAATGAATCGAAGTCCTTTTGATTTGCTTTACGGGTTTTCTCTTTGTCTGGGTTCTCCATTTCTGCAAATTCAGCAATATAATCAAAGCAATCACCGATTGTCATTACTTCTAAATCCCAACTCGTTAATTTCGCTTTATAACAAAGAGCAAGGAACAAATCAGTGGTGAATTCTCCGTCACTGAAAGTCCCTTGCTCTCCATTACTTTTCTTTAGTTTTTTTTTGCTCCCATTGTACTTTGAATCATATCGTTAATCTCTGGAATGATTTCATAAATAGGAAATTCTTCAAATCCGTCTAACCATGTCATTGGATCCGGAAGATTTGGATCAGCGGTTTTAGCATATAACCAAACTAAATCATAAATAACTTCAAAATCTATTTTCTTTAAATCTACATTTGAGAGGTCAATAGAAGGCTGAGAACCATCTTGTGGTGTAAATGTACCAATAGCCCCTAAAGCCATCATATCAGCAAACAAATCACGTCTGAATTGCGCTTTGTAACGCTTAACAGTTGCTGCTGAACTTTTCAGTCGAACTTGCTTACCATCTATTACAATTGTTTTTTCCATCTAATTACGCTCCTTTTGGTGCTGTTGGTGTTTTCACATAGACCTTTTTGTACCAATTATCATGGATTGCCGGTGTAGTTTTAGAAGTTGTCTTTGTCTTAACCATCGGTCTACCACCAGTTGCTAGAATAATTGGGCTTGCGACGAATTTAAGCTCGTTTGTATTCGGTTCAGCTGAATTCGTTTTTGATTTTGATGAAATATTAGGGCGACTCGCTGAACAGTTATACATAACATGACGGGTTGCTTTCACATCACCATCAAACTCAAATAACAGTGCGAATGGTTTCCCTTTTGCATCAGCTAACTCATTTAATACACCATCTGTCTCATCTAATTGTTCACCTAATGCATCAATTGCAAATTGCTCCGGAAGGAGTGCAATATTTAACGTTCCTTCATAACCTTGGTTATTATCTGCTGAGTAATAAAGCATGTCATCGGCATAGAATTCAATTAAATCACCGCGTGGTTCATTTGTTAGTTCAACCGCACCAGGCAATGGAATCGGTGTTCCAAATGTAACTACCCCATCTTTTGTTTCATATGTTGCATAATGGACATTTTTCAATCCAAAACTTACTTTGTTCTCATTCATTTATATCAACCTCGTTTCATAATTTTTTTGAAATAGGTTTTCAGTTTCAATAAAAACCTCATAGGATTCATAAGGAATCTCATAATTATCTAAGATTTTTTCAAGATTTGCTTCAGCAATCAAATCTTTTTTATTTGTATAAAGCTCGATACTTAAGTTATTTATCTTGTGATATACCTTGTTATCAGCCATTAAATTCGCTGATCCGTCCACAAGAAAACAAATATAAGGTGGCGCTGGAACTGGATTAGTTGGCGTTGCTGTGAAATGTGAATAAGCCACAGGATAACCTGTAGCATCAAGGATTTTCTTTAATTCACCTAATGTCATTGTTGAATCGCCCTTTCGACACGTTCAATTAGTTCATTTATTGCTTTTTCTTCTGCCGGAGCAATGTGAACCTTAGCTGCTACACGGCCACCATTTGCTTTAGCATGTCCTTTTTCCAATAAATGTGTAAGTTGTGGTTTCAATGCATTATAAACAATGATTGCACTGCCATCCTTCTTTTTCCGCCAGCCTTTACCATACTTCCCTGTTTTCTTAGGACTTTTTTGTTTCAATTCATTCACAAGATTGGTCGCAACCTTTTCTTTAGCATCTTCTATATCTTCTTCTACTAGGTTAGCGTATCTTTGCAATTCCCTAGCAATATCACTTGCAAGAGTATCAATATTAGACACCGGCTTTCACCTCACAATAAAGTTCGATCTTTTCATCGTCTCTTTCATACGTGCGGTAAATGCTATATTCTTTATCTCGATACTTCACTTTTCGTTCATCTTGATAATCCCAGACATGAACAATTAATATATGACTAGCCTTGATATTACTTTGTCCAGCTTGAAAGAATTCTGATTGAGGAACTGATTTTCTCTTGCAAAATACCTGTCTACTAAATACTTCATCTTCCTCAACTTGTCCTAGTTCATCTTTAGTAATTGTTATTACTGGAAATAGTAAAATATCATTCATTTATAGTCACCCGCTAAAGTTAGATGATTCTTAAGCATGTTATACGATGCTAAAAAACGTTCTGCCTCTTTTGCGTCTGAAATAAAATTAGCTTTTACATACGTAATAATTGCTCTTTTAATTAGAGGATCAGTGTCATCATTTGCCTTGAGATGAGAAACACCAGATAACTTCAAATCATATCGAGATGCTTCAATTAAATCTTCAAGTTCATCATCAAGAGCACTATGTGAGATCCGTACCGCTTTCTTCACAACATCAAGCATCATATTCATTCACCAACTTGCTCTAGCTGTTTTAAAGCTTCCAGAGCGGCATCTTTACCCTTAACCTTTTCACCATTTGGAAGTTCATAATACCCTCCTCCAACATGGACTGGTCCTTTTGAGCCTTCTTGTTTTACTATAATTCTTTCTTTATTCAAGAAACCTTCATCTTGTAGATACATTACGCGTTCCGCGTCATTTGATTCATATGAATCTGCAACACTATAATGAACGAAAGTGAATTTATCTCGAAAAGCTCTTTTTACAACATATTTATTCAACGGTTTCCCACTCACTGTTAAACCTCCTTATACCATAAAGAAAAGCGACTATTATACAGTAGCCGCTTTCTTCACTCGTAAGAATCCATTTTTAGAAATTACGTTACCACCTGCAAAAACAGAACCTCTATGAGCAATCATACCTTGCTTGAATTTAAAGTCTGTAGATCGTTGAACGTCCATATCTGAGAAAATAGTAAGTTGATAGTTTGATAAAGGGCCATATGCCATGCTATATTGTCCAGCTGTTGTTTTAGCATCAGAAACAGCCTTACAAGCACTATTAATAATGAATGGTACCCCATCAATTGTTCCCGAATTACCTTGTGATACTACGTTATATACCTTTTTACCATCAGAAGTACGAAGCTTAGCAAATGATTTTAAATCTAGTTTATTTAAAATCAATACTGCCGCATCTTCTACGTCTTCATCTCCACCATAGCTATAGATAATCTCATCCAATGTAGATGCATCAATTGCTGAAATTTCTAAATCTGTTTCTGAATCAATTGCCGTAGCTGCTGCTGAGAAAATACCAACAAGTCGATTCGTAGCACCTGTACCAATTAAAATTTCGCGAGTTAACTTTTTACGAGTAGCTACCGTGATCCCCTTCATTACTTCAGCATCATAATCAGCCGCCGGTAATTTTTGAAGCTCTTCTGTGTCCTCTGAATAAGCTGTAACTTTTGCTTTTGTGATATCTGCATATCCAAACGTTGTTTCTGATGTATTGTAGTCATTTCCTTCAGCTGTGTAATCACCTTCTCCATAACTTTTAATATATGGCTGTTGGTAACTCTCTCCACCTTTTAAAGTTTTAGAAGAAACTCGATCAATCAGTGTAGATACTTCATTGAAAGTTGGACGAATATCCGTTGCACTATGCTTAGGTAAAACTACATTACCACTTCCAACTGTAACAGCACGGTTTTCCATTAGAGCCTGTCCACGTTTTTCAGAAGTCTCTAATTCTACGTCTTGTTTTTGAGGTTCATTGTTAAATGTTTCAACTGTACGCATTTCAGGCATTTGATTATTATTAATCTCCTCTGCTTCTTTTAATAATCTTTGTCGTGTTTCGATTTGTTTTTGTGTTTCTTCAAGGTCTCGTAATTCTGTTTCTAATGCTGCTAAGTCTACTTCCTTATCGCTTTGTAACATTGAGCGAATTTCTGATTTTCTAGTTAAAATTTCTTGTAATGTTTTCAAATGAATCTCTCCCTTATAAATATGTTTTTAAAATTAGTTTTTTACGTAATTCTTTTTGATTGCGTTCCTTCACAAATTGTTTATATGGGTCATGACTTCTAGCTGAAACTTGTGAATCAGGATAAGCTGGGAAAGCTACTGGACTAATCTCTAGTAACTTAGCTTTCGTTACACTACGAACTACATTGTCCGGATCTGATTCATCCCATTCTTCTTTGACCATTTGGAAACCAAAAGAAACACCGTCTACATCACCGCGTTTAATCGTCTCATATGTGTCATTTCCGAGTGTTGTATTGGCTAAGTCTAGTTCAAACCTTAGTCCAATCTCATCTTCAAATAAACGAAGAGTACCATTTTTAGTTCTTCCTAACACTTGTGATGTGTCGTGGCTCCATAAAGCTAATTGATCATCTTGAGTCAAGGACTCTGTGAAAGCTCCTTTTTTAAACTGCTCTTTAAATCGTTGCCAATAGCCCATTGTTACAGATTTCATTTCCCATTTAACTGCATAACCAGAAATTGTCCGAAGACCATTTTCTAATTCCCTAATTTCAAGAGCACTACTCAGTAGTTCCCTCTTTTCCGTCTTGTTCATTGTCATCACCTCCTTCATCAGTGACATTTCCTTCTTTAACTAAAGCTGTATCTAATCTTCTAATCGGCTTAGATCCACCTTCAATTGGTCCAAGTGAAAGAATTGAACGCCATTCATTTGGTGTCATAGCTCCTCTATCAACCATTTGAACTAAGTCCATCTTTGTACTTAAAGAAGCGTATTGAAGTGAAGAGGATTCAAAGATAATCTTGTTACCAAATCCCCTTTCTCGACGTGAAAAAAGCTTCCTGGTATATTCCCCAGCAAGCTGCATTGCAAATGGCTCAATTTCTGATTCATAATAAGCTGTCCATTCATCCTCGTTGTATTTACTTTGGATAATCTTTTCGTTTGTATTAAAGAAATTATAAATACGTTGTACTGTTTCTTGCATCTGCTTTGAATCTGGTACAAACGCTTCAGGTTTTACTTGTTCTAAATCATACCTCGGATCAGAAGAAGCTGCTCCACCATCATTCGAGATATTCAAATAGTTGTTCACAAAGTTTTTCACCTGACTATCAATATCTTCTTGTTTTAATACTGACTTAAACTTAAGAATCCACTTTACTACTGCACTATTTTTAATAGCTTTAACAATACCTTGATCAGTAGTTGTAACAATCTCCATTAACTGAGCTAATGCATTACCAGGATGTTCTCCGAAAAAGTCATTATCATTAAAGTCTTTACGCAAATGAATGATATCTGTATACGGAATCGTCATCTGCTTACCATTTTTAAAATAAAACTTTAAAAAGATGTCTCCCTGTGCACCTTCTACAACTTCAACTGTTGTACATGGAATAGGATAAACCTCAGTTGGATAACCAAAATCATCACGCTTAATATAAGCGAATGCATTATGATTCAACTCTAATTGAACAGCCATTTTCTCTTGAAACATTTGTCCTGTCATCAATGGATTAGGCTCTTCCAGTAAAAATCTCATATAAGAATCTGGATTTACCTTAAATTCAGTAGAGTTATCTCGTATATGTTTGGCTATCAGCTTACCGACTGCTTTTGCTTTAGGACGTATACAAGCTCGTATAATGTCACTTTGATAGATGTCCCCATTCCACGCAAAAAAACCTCCACCATTATCGTTTATCATTTCAAAACGAGTTGTAGTAGGAGCCTGTTTCTTTCCAAATATCTTATCAAATAACCCCAAATTCTCACCTCCTTCTTAAATCATGTTGAGGTAGTCATTTCGTTTTTCTTGAAGAACTACATATGCATTTAAAAGTGCTGCTGTGCCATCAATACGACGTCGTTGGTTCTTTGTTTTATTTGGTTGTATATTTAAATTTTTATCAACATCTATGGCTGTGTTGGAAAGACACCACTTGTCAATCGTGTGGTTATTATAGTTTATTAGCTTAGATTCTAAGTCAGCCCCTAAAAGTTTCATCGGGCTAGAAAGGGTCTGTTTACCTTGTGCGATAGGAATCATCGCTTCCTTCCCGAAATACCCTTGCATGTCCTCAACCCAGTAATTCGCTGACCATTTATCATAGCCAATCCAAGGGAGATAAATGCCATATTCATCTCGTATTTCTAAGAACCATTTCGTGACAAATTTATAATGAACGGAATTTCCCGGAGTTGTTCTTAATATTCCTTGCTCGTGCCATAAATTATATGGAATTTTATCTTCTTTACTTCGCTGCTCCAATAAATCTTCAGGAAGCCAATACATCTGCTTCACATAAATATGCGGGTCCTCTGGAACCATAAAAATAACCTTCGCTGCTGTTAAATCGGTAGTTGAAGATAAATCGCAACCACCAATTCCATAGGATGGCTTTAACTTTTCTATATCGAAAGTATCAGGATTATTTAGTTGTTCAAAAGTCAGCCATGCCTCTGTTGAGGTTTCTCTTATATTAAAATCTTTTGTTAGTAAGTTTTTTACTAACAAAGAATTTGCTTTCGCCTTGTTTACCTTTGTTTCAAGTTGGTCTACCTTTTTTATCGTTCCAAGCCCAGGGTTGGCTTTCTTCCACTTTGACGGGTCAGTCCATTCCTCTCGTTTATCCAGCTCGTAGATTATGGGTAAAAAACGTTCATCTTTATATCCATCCGGATCATCAAGTCCATTTAACAACATTTCTGCTTCTTCATATTTCATATCATACACTGACTCTCGGACAGTTCCGGCTGTTGTAATCATAAATATCATTGGCTGTTCTCGTGAAGACGTACCATCCACTATAACATCATATAAATTTTTATCTTTCCAAGCATGGATTTCCAATTTGTTATCGTAAAGGCTTTTTATCCTCTACTTCTTGTTGTCACCAACAAGTTCAGCATACATCATCACCTTCGATTAAATCGTTAAGGTGTCGGACACTCGTGGGAATGTTATATTCTGCTTACGCAGTTTCAATTCCTATGCGTTACGATGCCAAATAACTTTTAAATTATTTGGTTATCTCGGTATTGTCTGTAATAATCTTTATTTCCCTTAGCTTTCTTCTATCAACGTTTAAAATCTCTTCAATTTTTCGGAAGCTATAACCTTGATTTAGTAAATGAATCGTATTTTCAATTAATATTTTTTCTCTTTCTTCTTTTACTTGTAAATACTTTTGATTCAAATCTGGTCTTATATAACCCCAATTTTTAAAGGTTGCAATTTTATTTATGGTTGATAAATTAACGCTGAACATATTTGCTATTTCTTTTTGTTGTAACCCTTTTATCAATAACTCTTTCACTTTTACAACGTCTAAATCTGTTAATTTCGCATTTTTACCACGGGAAGATACTTTCATTTTCAACCTTGTTTTTTCAGTTGCTTTTTTATTATACATCGGATTATTTTCCCCTCGTTTTTTCTCCCGAGTTGATTCAGAAACAATCTTCCCTAAATTCCCTCCACTTTCAAGATTAAACCCTTTTTCAAAATTCATGGAATCGAAAAAGTTAATGTAAAACACTTCTCTTTCATCTAACATTTCGACTTCGCAATATTCTAAAATAGTAAATTGAAAGTTTTCTTCACCATATTTAACAAAAGAGCGTTGTAAATATTGATTTTCATGAGTATTTTTTCTTAAACAGCATTTATGTTTGGAAATTCTGTAAGCAACATTTAAACTTTGACCTACATACTTTTTATTGTTGATTACATTTTCAATTAGATAGATTCCGCTTTTCATAATACCACCCCATAGATATTATAAAAGAAGATGATCATTTTACGGATACTATCACTCAGATTTCCACCGATATTGCCCGATTTTTTCAATTATCATTTCTGATAAAAGGGACAAAATCTATCCATCATTGCTCCATGTACGTTAAGTCCATCTAAAGTTTCACTATCAGAACCAAGTGGTTTAAAGGTACTATCATTCCATTCAGAAACCATTTCAGATACTAAAGGTTTGATACGCTTTAATAGTGCTGGTGACTTCTTTACCATCCGCTTTGATTCTAACCACACTAATTTCGCTTGGTCTTTCTTAGTTGCTACTGCATAAACTTCTGAACCTGGTTCCCCATCTGCTATTTGCAAATACAATCCAATCCCTGAACCAACAGTAGATTTTCCATTTTTACGAGCAACTACGAGTAATACTTCTCTGTATTTTCTTGTGCCATCTATTCCATGTACAAATCCAAATGCTGCTGCAATAAATGCCTTTTGCCATACTTCTAAAACAATTGGTTTTCCGCCCCATTTTCCCTTTGAGTGCTTACAGAAGTTTTCGATGAACTCAATGGCATGGTTCGCTTTCTTTGAGTCGTATTCATATATACTTTCTTTATCGCTTATATCACTTACTAATTTCTTATATATTCTACGAACTTTCTCACTAACAATTTCTTTTCCCGATTCAATAAGGCTGTAATATTCAATGATTGGGTTATAAGACAAAGGATATTGTATCCTCATTTATTCATCACGAAGTCATCAAACCCATCATCTTTCTCCTTACTTTCAATTGGTTTTTTAGGTATGTAATCACCCAACTGCTTCATTATCGTTTGATAACTTTTATTCATAGCTATATATCTTCTTGCCGCTGGTCTTTCCCTTTCATATGGCTCTTGATTCTCTGATTGCGAGAACATTTCATCATAACCATTTTCATCGAGATCTTTACGTACATCTTCTAATCGTACACGCAAATCTGCCGCTTCAACAATTAGCCCCTCTACTACCAAGAGGGTATCTTTTGGCATTTCTTTATATATCCGTTTAAGTCTGTTTATTTCTTTATTAACCCGCTCTTCTTTTGTTAATTCTTTCTTTATCGCCATAAATAACACCTCATCTCTTCTGCATTTTGGGTAGGGGGGTCACGCGAAATGACCTGTGTATTACTTGAAGGTACCTCATCGGTCCTTCGAGAGCTTGAAAAATGATTTTGAAATGGGGGGGCTTTTATTTCTTTGGAAATACCAGCGTTTATTTTTTATTTTGATTTTTATTCTTTTTTTATTAAATCCCCATTCTCATCAAACATTACTCCTTCAACAACTGGACTATTCTTCTCATGATGTTCACGGTTGTGACAATCCTGACACAAAAGTTCTAAGTTATGAAAGCTCAATGTAATCTCTGGGCTATTTATATTCTCTGGTGTTATGTACTCTTTATGATGAACAATCTTTCCTGTCCCCTTACATCGCTCACACAACCCATATTTAAATTTAAAATATGAATCCCTACACTTCTTCCATGCTGTGGATTTATAAAACCTCTTTGCATATTCCTTTGCCATGCATCCACCTCAAAACAAATAACCGCTCAATGTTGAACGGTTATCCTTTATATAAAGTTATATGAAACCCAATACGGTAAATGAAGTTTTATATAACATAATTGTTATTAATCCCTATCTACTATTAGGTGGCTTTTGTACGACAAAAATAAAGCTTTTATCTCTTATTGAACAAACTTATATTGAATGCAAATACTATCAATAGCTTTCCTCTCAACATTTAATATCCTTATATTATTTTATAAAAAAACATAGATTAATTAACCGAATTGCCTTTACACGTATTATAATACGTGTTATAATAAGAGTATAGAAAGGAGGGAATAAGGGAGATGGACATTCTAGATATTTTAGACAAAGTAAGCGGGATTTCTTCTTTCATCTTAGCGATATACATACTTCTCAAAGAAAGCAAAGAAGAAAAAAATAAGCGTCCTCAACGCAAAGGTTCCAGCCGACCAAGCAGAAAACCTAAGCGAAGAAAACGCAAGTAACCCAATGGGAAACTCAACCAACTGGTTGGGTTTCTCAAAAAAATATTATCATCTCCCATATCTATATGTCAAAAACTTCATTGATTTTAAATACTATTTGTTTATTTTTAACAATTCGTTTCTTTATTGTTACCGACTTTTCTAATTTACAAATGTTAGACACTATCTACCTAATAGTTATTATTTTATGGATTCTGGTCTTTACCATTTCGATTATCAAGAAATTTAAAAAGTAAATCCATTACACTATATTTAGCAGGAGGAAAACAAATGAGCACTTACCAAGACCGCTACATCTACCCATCTATTTTTGATTTCTCTAATGAACAGGTTACTGTTACATTTCCTGACTTTGCAGATTGTCATGCTAATGGCAATAACTATGAAGATGCCTTTGAAATGGCTAAAAAGACGTTAGCAACTCACCTATATGAAATAGAAGAAAATAAAGGCATTATTCCACCAGCTTCTAATCCAGCTTCTATCCAAACTAAAGAGAATCAAGTTATTGGCTTTATTGAAGTATGGATGCCACCGTTCCGTAGCGAAATTGAAAATAAAGCAGTAAAGAAAACATTAACTATTCCTCATTGGCTTGATAAAATGGGAAAAGCTAATAATGTAAACTACTCTCAAGTATTACAAGATGCACTAAAAAAACATTTGGGTGTTATCGAAAATAAGAACGTATAAAAGAGGTGATTTATCTTCATCTCTTTTTTCTTTACCTAAAAAAAGAAATAACCGTTCAATAGAAACGGCTATTCCTCTTCATATGGTCTATATTTACTACGCAAGACTTCTAATTCTTTTTTCTTCTCTTCAATGTCTTCACGTAGAAACAAACTTACTCGTTCCATTTTCTTAAATGGCACAAGTTTACCATCTTTAATCATTTTACTAATTCTCGCTTTACTAATCCCTAAAACATCCATTACCTCTGGTGTCGTTAGCACCTCATCATGTAAAAAAGAAAGCAGTTGCTCTTTATCCTCAAACTTGTACATTCTATTCACCTCTTTTTTCTTTAAAAATGTCATAGAGTCGAAATAACGTATTTATAATATAAAGAACTAAAAGAATAATTAGCAAGATATCCAAAACGGTTTTTAAAATACCTGTCTCAACTGAATCTCGAGAATAAGAAAAATAAAACAGTGTAACAAAAATAATTAAGAAGTTGGATGAATCACTTGTTTTTTTCATATTGTTTACAAATTGGCAAGTTGTTATAATGTGTATAGAAGAGAGAAGGTGCGCTTCTCTCTTCCGCTCAAAATCATTTTCGTTTACGTCTGGCTGGGCGTTTTCGTTTGGTTTTGAGCTTTTTTACTTTTTCGTGGATGACTAGGACTTTTTCGATGATTGTTAGTGCTGTAAGTATCATTCCTAGTATCAGTGCTAACTTTGCCAATTTGTTTCCCCCCTTTCGTTCTTTCTATATTTATTATACCACACCTATTTACCTAAGTAAATAGAATTAGGCATTATTTTCTATTTTTTCAAATCTTTTTTCTTACTAGAAGCAGAACTTTTATCAGGTATCTTTTATGTTTTCTTCCAAATAAAAAAGCACCTTTTATAGATGCTCTTTCTACTTATACACTATTTATCTCTTTTCTTTTCTAAGTTTATTTTCTATGCAGAAATCAACTTAAAATTCTTTCGTATGATAGTTTGTATGCCACTCAAAGTATTTATCATTTTCTACATTCCAACTATCACAAGTTTTACCTTGAATATTTTCAATATAATCTTTTACTGATTTCGGTAAATATTCGGTATCCACTAAGCTAATGACTTCTCCCCTTTGAACGCCAATATATCCCCGCTCAAATAAATCATCACATCCAAATTTACACATTGGTATAGCAATATGCTTTATATCTGATTTTTCTCGTCTGGAGCAGTGTGCTCTCTTTTTAATGTGAGCAGCTACCAATAAATCTACTGGATACTCTTCTCCACAAATTCCGCAACTACATGTTTTTTTAGTGCCGAATAAATACCCGCGTATTATATTTTGTTCTTTTCTAGCTCTTCCTTTAACCTCACGTTCTAAAGAAGTGTTTTGTTCTAGCTCATCTATAACAACTTCTAATTCTTTTTCAGCTTGTTCCTCCGTGATAGCAGGTACATATGTAGGACTGAAGAAATCAAACGTATCCATCATTATTTCACTCTTTTTTTCATCTAGCATCCTAGTTCCTTGTATACTTGGATTTTCTGACGGATAATTTAGTAAATCCCCCACATTCCTTACATGTATTGACTGATTCTTTATTTCATCTAAAAAATATATATATTCCCAGGTTACTCCTCCTTTTAATTCCCCCCACAGTTTTCTTGCTAAATCAGCATTTTGCACCTTATATGTAACAATAGCTGAAGCGAAAAATCTCCAGTCTCCATAAAATAGTGCCACATCTCCTCTCTTTATCTTATTCCATAAACTTTGATTACGAATTCCATTTTTAATTCCCCAAACATGAACTAAACCATTCTTCTCTTTATAAATTTGAGATAATTTTTCAAAATCTTTTTCAGTCAAAAATGGTTTAATTTCGCTGAGATCTATACCTTTACTCATTGTAGAGTCCTCATTAAAGTTATTTTTCCCAGCTGGTTGTAAAATAACATTATTCATATTCTTCACCTCATTAATTAATATTCATTTCCACTCTCTGTAATTTGTTCAGTTTACTTTTTAGCGTGTATATCCAATTAAATTACTTCTAAAAACTAGATATATTTCTTCACAAAATAGAAGAATGCACAATAACTACTTTTATTATAAAAAGCCTCTTTATTCTTTAAAGAGGCTTTCATTAAACTTTATTGGGTTACTTAGATGCTCCAAATTTCATCATAAGCAATTACTGCCATATCACGTGTTCTATTTATAATCATTTCATGAGTCCAATCATCTTCACTTTCAAAATCTACTACAAATTGTTTAACAGTCTCTAAAGCAGATCGTTTGTAGGCTGAAATTTTATTATTATAATCACCATTACCTACTCTACTATTTATATCCCCAGATAGAGGTAATAGATTCCCAATCATTCCTACACTTTGTTCATTATGAGTAGATTGGGAACTAATATGTTCTAAAGTTATATTTAATACACTTAATTCATCAGTACCCTGAAGATGTTTTTCCCATTTCGAAAATATATATTGAATTAATTTTTTATGCTTATCATTTTCATTTGTGTACTCCAGTTGATGCCATTTATCTATAAACACAGATTTTGATGGCAATCTATCCTCCTTCAAATAACTAATTAATTCATCTATAATAGGAGTGCTTTCTGCTGGACTATTAGACTCTCTTAATGCTCTTGCTAATCTGGAATATGTAACTTCTAACCCAGATGCTCTTGAAGAACATACAGCAGAGAAAATGAAATGAAATTTTTCAATCGCATTTATGGATTTTTTTAATTGTCTTAAATTCACTGTTTGTGGTTGGGCTTTGTATCCAGCGATTAGTGCTAATAATAAACTATTTGCAGCACTAATTTTAAATATATTCAATGTCTTTAGTGATGAATATATTTCTTTTTGAGATTGCTCAGGCCAATCTGTCTCAGCTGGTTTAATCAATAATTTATAGTTATTTGATTCCAGCTCTAACTCTTCCAATAATCCCCTCATTCTCTCAGGTGTTTGTTCAATCTTCTTATTAAAAGATCTATAGATTCGGGAGTCGGTTGTTTTTTCATATTTAGAAATCCAAAAATGTCTAAAGAATGTTGATAGATTTGTACTACTACTTCTTTCCCTTAGGTTTCCTTTTATTTTTTCCCATTTTTCTTTTGCAATATCTGTTGGATGTTCATTAGGCAAACACTGGAATATTTTATTTTTTATCAGATCCATTGTAGATAGATCCATTCCCTTAGCATTTAATGTTTCAAAAATTGTATATGCTTCAGATCTACTTCCAACGGTAATATACACTGTTTCTAAATCAAGTATCTGATTTCTTATAGCACTCAAACACATAATATATTGATTTTTGTTATCAACTGTAAGTCTCAACTCTTTTTCTTCATTGAAGTGTTCTATTAAATTCTTCATTTGTAATTTTTTCATAAAGAATTTATATGCGTCCAATAAGTTATTTTCTTCTTGGTTAGTTGGTTGTCGAGACTCTTTATCCATAAACTGAATAGCACTTTGGAAAAATGGTTCAGAAGTTTCTGTAACTAATCTAAAGTACGGTTCATCCATTAAATTTCTTGCTGCTATGTAACTATATACCCCTCTTGCTAGGCTATCTTCGCCTATAGCCTTAAATGTTTCCACCAATGCTGATAGCAATATCGTTATTGTTGTTAACCTTTGTTGACCATCAACGATTTCCAGCTTACTATCCTTATCATCTCCAACCATAACTAAAGAGCCAATAAAATACTCACTCGTATTTAATCCTTCTTCTGCAACTACAATATTATCTACAACATCATCCCATAATTCCTCTAGCTGATTATTTCTCCAAGAATATTCCCTCTGAAATCTAGGTATAATATACCTCTTATTTACGCTTAAAATGTCTTGAATGGTTTTTGTATATGCCTGCATTTTCATAAAATTTATTTCTCCTCTTTTACCTACCAAATTTATTTCCAACATATTATATGATAATATAGATATGCATTATTTACCATATGCGTTTTAATATACGCTTAAGTAATTTCACTTACTTTTTTCCATACCATCGACCTAGTTATCTTTTAGGATATCTAATTCAAAAATTATATTTCCGTCTAAGTACTCCAAATTCAACTCACTCTTATGTCACCTTGGAATTCTATATATTCTTTTAAAACAAAAAGATATTACCTAGATAGCTAAGTGCTAACTAAGTAATATCCCTCATACATTTATAAGATCTTAATTACTATTCTGTTTTTAGTTCATTTACTACTTCTAAATATTCCTTTTCTATAACTTCTTTAGTTTCTATTATACTCTTTAAAAACTTCCCGGCTCCTAGTTGATTCTCTATATGGTATTTATTTGCTTGATTTGTAACCAACATCATTCCTTCAAAAGTATCCATCACATTAGTATAACAATATAAATTTTCATGATCTTTTATTAAAATAGCGGTATGCGAATCCTCATCAGTTAATAGTTTAAAAGGATTTTCCTTTACACCTACCAAATCCACAAAACCATTTAATCTTTCATCTCCTAGATCTTCACTAAAAATCTGCTCTCTTAGTAGTTGGGCTATAGGATCACTTAAGTACTCATCCCCTAACCAGTAACATGTCATTTCATAAATAATTTTGATAATTGCCTTTTTATAATCCTCCAGATTAAATGTTAACTCCATCTCCATTTCTGGATTCTCAATTTTTTCATAATTAGCTTGAGACAATATTTCTTCTTTTGTTTTAGGTTCATTTCCACTTCTTGTTAATTTTGTATTAACTATTTTTACTACTGTATCTTCATTACTTGCATCAGCTCTCACAAATACTCGCCCATCTTGTGAATCTGAGACATTTGATACAACAGTAAGAGAAACAGGATCTCCATCTTTTGAAAGATTATAATGTAATTTATGATCTGGATCCCCTTTTAAATGTCCATATTTAAAAGGATTGGGCACAACTCCTTTTTTCCCTGGAATTTTATTAACCAGCCTGTATAACTGGGATAAAATGTTATTTGCTAACTTGTCATCAACATTACTCCCTAACTTTTCATTACACCCTTTACAAACATTATAAATTTTAAAATTCCCCCCCAAAGAATCTGGAAATACATGTTCTTCTGATCCTTTTTCAAATTCATTTAAACAAAAAATACATTTAATACTCATTACGCCATCCTCCAAACAAAATGTTATTTTTTCTTTAATAAATAATAAGTAAATTTCAGCAATTATCTCCAATAGGATAATTACCTAATTTTTACTTATCTAAAGAAAATATTATCATAATTCAATTTATATAAATAACACTTTATCCCCATATATAGTAATTAAATAGAAAAATCCTCATCCGCAATGGCAGAAGAGGCTCTCATTTACCCGTCTCTCTATTTTCTTTTCGGCACGTTCTACCATAGATTGTACGGTACTACATGTAACATCTAGGTATCTAGCAATCTCTCTATACGTTAAACAATATCCTCGAGACATTAAATACACTTCTTTCTCCCGCTCAGTTAACAAAGATAACGCATCTTCTAACCTTATCTTATCCCATTCACCAATTGCATGTTCTAGTTGGTGATTGTCCCACTCATATAAGTTATCATCCATGCTACGGAAATATCTTTGCATCAGCAATGGATCACATGCTCTTTCTCTCTGATATGCAGCTAACCTTTCAACCCCTCTACGAGTTCCCGGTCTTCTCGCCTTTTTCATCCATTCTAAGGAGTAAGAAATGTCACTAATCATATCAGTGAGAATCTTTACATCTTCCTCTTTAGCATCCTTTTGAGCCTCTCTCAATTGCTTTAAAGTCGTGTTATATTGCTTAATCAAATCCTGCATAACCTATCCCTCCTTATAAACAAAAAAGAACACCGTATATAGACTGTGCTTCTCTACATAACAGTGTTCTTTTATTACTTTCATATTTAATTTCTACGCTTCTCTCACTACACAAGTGAATTCCACTTATACAGTCAGAGAAACGGAAAACCGTTCCTCATAGACACAAATCAGTAAGTGTAGCTGATGCTTCTAATTAGTTTGGTAAAGTTCAAGAGAGAAATAAAGTGTTGAGGTGCCCCACGCCTCTTTGAACCGAGGAAAGTATGGTTAGCAATTGGACATTCGGAAGGAACATCCTCGGCTCAAAGAGAGGTGTAACCCTCTCCCCCGTTGGTCGGACCCTTACTTACGTTTATTCGTGAGTAAACTATAATTAATTGCCCTAACCCGAGAAATTTAGATAAATCAAGAAACAACATACAGTACCATTTCCGTGGCAGTTCTTATGACACTTTTAATGATACAGGTACTAATACAATATTTTTTATCAATTTTTTATCATTCTTTATAAATTGAATTTGAATTTATATCTAAAAATTAAAGACTCAATCTAAAACATTTGTTATTATTTGTATATAATATCAAAGAGGTGAATATATTGGAAAATGAAAATTTAGTAGAAGATAATACTGATATATACCGTGATTTAGAGGATGTTGTCTCAGCTCTAAAAATGGCTAAAGAAGAAAATATTAATGTGAATTTACTAATTGGCGCCGGATGTTCTGTAACAGCAAATATTCCCGCAGCACAAGGTATGATTGATACTATCAAAGAAAAGTATCCCCGTGAATTCAAGCGTGCCAAAATTAAAGACTATCCTAATTGCATGTCTAAATTGACACCTTCTGAAAGAAAAAATTTGATTTCTCAAACTATAAAAGATGCAAAAATTAATTGGACACATATAGCAATTGCACAACTATTGAAACACGGTTATATAAATCGTATTTTAACACCTAATTTTGATAACTTGGTTCAACGAGCCTGTGCTTTAGTTGGTGAATTTCCAGGGATTTATGATTTAACTACTTCATCAGAATTCAAGAAAGATTTACTTTTTGATAAATCTGTTATTCATTTACACGGGCAGCATACTGGTTTCATTTTATGTAACACAGAAACAGAAGTAGAAGAGCAATACCAAACATTGAAGCCAGTATTCCAGCAACTTGATGAAAAAAGTTTATGGATTGTTATAGGATATAGCGGAAATAATGATCCTATTTTTAAATTGCTATCAAAGAAAAATGTTTTCGAACATCGACTTTTTTGGATTGGATATGAAGATAATGAACCATCTAAAATGTTAAGTGATGAGCTTTTATCCGAAGAAAAATATGCTTTTTTTGTAAAAGGGTTTAATTCTGATGATTTCTTTGTGCGCCTTTCACAACAGTTAGATAGTTTTCCACCAGCTTTTATCCAGAAACCATTTACATATTTATCTGAAACACTTGATACATTAGCTGACTATAAGCTTCCAATACGTTATACTGCTAAGAATAAAAATAAAGATTTAAATAATCATAACCCTATTCATATTATTACAAAAAATGTAGTTCAAAAAGCAATTGTTTCTATTGAAAATAATAAAGCACTTATGGCACAGCATTTTTTAATGGCTGGATTATTTGATGAAACTATAAAACTTGGAGATGAACTTACCAGTAAAACTGATTCAGAAATTGATTTAGAATTAGAATACCAGATAATCAATGCGCTAAATGAAAAAGGCGACTTTGAAAAGGCTATAGATCGATTAAAGATTTTATGTGATAAATTTCCTAATGACTACAAAGTTCACAATGAGTTAGCATCACATTATATGTCAGTTGGTATTTCATATTATAGATTAAACAACCCCAAAACATTCAATTCGAACATTTTTAAAATGGCTATAGATTTATATAAAAAAGCATATGATTTATCCCCCTCAGCAAATAGTATTGCAAGCTGGGAAATATGCTTAGTACTAGTCCATGAGTATCTATATGAAAAAGAAGAGATACGTTCATTTTTATTTGAAGCAACAAATACTTATTTAGATCATTTAATAGACTTCAAGACTGATGCTAACTTAGGTAAATCATTAGAGTTTTCTGGTCTTTTCATGATTGTATCATCATACATAGAGCATCAAAATTTCGAGGAGGCAAAATCCCTATTAGAAAAAGTAAAAGATTTAGAATTTAGTACTGAATGTCAAGCAAGTGTATTCACAACATGGGGATTATGGTATTTCAGAAATGATAGTATTGATAATAATATCGCTTTAAAAAATGCTATAAATTACTATACAACAGCTCTAAACCTCCTTGATGATTTTAATAATGAAACAGCAAACGAAACAGCAGATGATACAATAATTAATATAAAAAAGAAATTCCTGCTTGAGCATGCTAAATTTTTATTACAACACAACCTTGAAACAACAGACAATCCAACTTCTTTACTTTATGAATGTATTAAACTAGGTGAGCTGGGTGGATCAGATACTTCTATAGAAAAAGAGGCAACTGATATATTGGAATCAATACAATCACATAATACCTCTGAATCAACAGTAGCCTCTACAACTACAAAAAATTAAAAATATATTTGATAAAGAGGTCACCTATTTATACGGCTGATCTTTTTATCAAATAAACTAAATTTATTTAAATCCCCTCCTTTTACGCTCCTCCATCCTTTTATAAACGTCTATTGTGTACAAACCATTTTCTCATTTTGAAATTTACACTTTGTATCGTTTACTCAATGAAAAATATCCCCTTACAACTTGTTCAATAAGTATATTAGCTCCTTAAAAACATTGATTTATTATCAATATAACAAACAATGAATAAAAACATATAATCCATTGCTAACTCCCAACAGAAAAAGACCACAAAATTTTGTGGTCTCTTTCTTGTTTTATATACAATTAGTAACTTATTAACAATTAATTCCCGAGATTAGGATTTAATTGTTTCTCTGTTAAAAATATATAGAACTCATCAAAATATTTCTTATGATAGGATCCAAAAAACACATCAATTTTCTCTTCTTTAGATTTCACTTCTAATTCTGTAACTAATGCCTTTTCTTTAACATCAACACTATCTATTTTATTATAAGGGATGGATTTAAAAGCCTTTTTAGTTAATCTAATACCGTAATATATGTATCGTTTGTCTGTCAAAATGTAAACGTTCATGTCCTTATTTTGATACCTTGGTTGGGCGAATGAATAACAAATTGTTTCCTCAGGTAATAGTCGGGATTCAACCGATTCAACCGACAATTTTACCATTGAAAAATCTCCTGGTTGAGAATCGAAAGCACCCTTATATTTTTCATACACCTCAGGGTTTTCTTTCTTAAATACATCTAATTTATTCATATCATGATTGCTCATTATTAAGAATAATATGATACATGCTGCACCTAATCCCAAAATAATAAAAAATGTCCACATTTGCTTCTCATTCCCCCTCGTAAAATTCTATTTCTTTATTAATATGCGGAACTAAATTAAGAAAGAATTTACATTATTTAAATAATAAATAAAAACCGCTACATCAAGCGGTTCTCATCCTTCTACCTCTATTCCCAACTTATAAGCAAGCTCACACAAAGCCTTATTTCTCTTCCTATAATAATCTGGCTGAGACATATTCAGTATCCTACACATTTTTACCCAACTAGGCTTCTCTCTTCCTAGATAAGCTAAATCAATAAGTTGCTTATCCCACACATTCAGCTTCTCTACACCTTTTCGTATTTCTTGAATATAGTTAATTCGTTCTAAAACTGTTTCGCTCACGCCGATCACCTTACTATCTTGTACACGCTCTATATCTCTTTCATCTACACTTGATAAAAACAAGTGATACTTTTTCAAAGCTTGAAGCACATTCTTTTTCGTCTGCTCTTTGTTAAGAACAGGTAGGGCAATATCCAACATACTCTCACTCCTTCACCATTTTCAAAAATGTATCCAGCGGTATAACTACTAACCACGGTTTCCTATCAGCCTTAATCGCTAATGCATCTGGCTGTTCACGTTCATCTTCCAGCCAGTTATATAACGTCTTGAATCCTTCTTTCCTCGCTTTTACTTCCCATTCAAGACCTAAACCCTTCACATCATTTGAGTACCCGTCCATCGCACCAGAGAGCGGTACACGAGAACCCCCTATTAAACTAGCAAATTCTCTTTCACGTCTCATTCCTTTATCTCTTTGACTTTTCCCCATTTATATATCTCCATTTCTTTAAAAGGATTATTTTGTTCAAATTTTCTTATATATACATCTATTTCCTTATATGAAACTATTACTATATAATTTGACATATCATTATATTAGTAAAAAGGAGCCTTAATTATGGAACTGTGGCAAATAGCTCTACTATTGTTAATAATCATTTTCCCCTTAGACATGTACAAGAAAAACAAAGATAAGAAGGCCCATAAAAGTTATTTGGATCTACTTCGCCAGTCTAGTATTAATCAAATTGATCAAATGAACGGCCGGCAATTCGAAGAATACTTAAGTTCCTTATACCAATCACTCGGATACCAAACAGAAGTTACCAAAGGTTCTGGTGACTTTGGAGCTGACTTAGTTTTAAAAAATAATGGTACAAAAATCGTTGTACAGGCAAAACGCTATAAAAATAAAGTAGGTATTCAATCAGTACAAGAAGTTGTTGGAGCTAAAAGATATTACGATGCTGCTCACACTTGGGTTGTAACTAATAACTATTTTACAGAACCAGCACGTAAATTAGCACACGCAAATGATGTATTACTTATAGATCGTGACCTATTAATTAAATTAAGTGCGCAAGTCAATCGAGAAAAAACAACAACCCGTGCTGAAAAATATAAATCTAATTAATTTTGACACTCCTGTTAGTGTCTTTTTTTGTAACCTTTTCGCTATTTCATACACTACATCCACTGTTACTCCATTACCAGCTTGGTTATACAATTGACCTTTCGATGTAAATTCAGCTCCCTTATCGAAATATGTATTTTTGCATATTATGCACTTTCAATCTTTATACATGTGATAATTTATTTATAAAAATATAAAGCATTATTAAGGGTGATTTTATATGAACAAGTTCAGAAAGAAGATGATTAAATCTTTACAAACATTTTGGGGATGCTTAGCATTCGGTGTATTAATGTTTGCTATCTTCTTAATTACGGATCTAACAGATACGCCTTTAAATACATTAGGCTGGAGAGATTGGTTAGGTTCTGCAGTAGGTGCAGCCATTGTAGCTGTTGGAATGTTTACTTTAAGTAAATTGGATTTAAAATAAATATTCCGCCAATACTACAGATACACCAGTCTCCAATTCCCCTGGAGATGAGCAGTTAGCTTTTGCTAGCTGCTCTTTTATTTGTAACCTTGTTAGGCTTCTGTTACTTTCCACTTCCGAAAAACTCGTCTACCCACTTTTCAACTTTGACAACTTCTTGCCTTAATTGTTCTGCCAACTCTGCGATTTCAGCTTGAGCACCTTTCCCTTTTCTACGTTTATTGTAGAAATCTAAAAGCCCCCGTAAATTGACTGTTAATACTAGATTAGTTGTAACCGCGTTTGGCAGTACACTACGAGCATCCTCAGCAGGAATTCCTAATGTTCTAAGCAGATCATAATCACTTTGTAGTTTGTACATCATTTCGTTGTAAGCTTTAACAACATGTTCTCCTTTAGCTTTAACAGTTTCGGGCACTACGTAATCAAAGCCACCTATCTTATCATTACTTCCCATGCGTACATATCTTTGAGATTGAACTGAGTAACTGAATCCTACACGATGACGTGTTAACTGAGTGAGTAATGCTCTACTAACTCCTTCTACTGCAAAGGTATATGTTAGATGCTCTAGTGTTGAAGTATGCCCTGAACCCACAATATGTCTAATGAGCCGATCTACTTCTTTTCCACCTTTTCCATCAGTTGCTTTTCCTTTGAAGTACTTCTCTCCCTCTAAAGTCGCAATCCTACTAGGTCTATTTGGCGAGTAGCACGTACGGATTGCTGATAAAGCTATCACTTGCCCATGGGTAGGATCAAATCCTTCCTCTCCAATACCAGATACAAGCGATAAATAATTAACAAACTCCTCAGATAATTGCGTATGTGCTAGTAACTTTACATCCATATTTAAATTCTCCATTTCTTAATAAAACTAAAATTTGATTAATATCCGCTATTCTGTCTCTCAAAGTTTTCCGCATTCTTTTCCTTATACGAATCAATAACATCCTCATAGGTAAATCCGTACAAATAGCAAATACGAAAGAAGATTCCAAATGCTCGTCTTAAATGTCCCATTGTTGTGGTTAAATCTCTGTACTGACACCATGCCCTTTTTGCAGTCAACACATCTTGCATATACCATTCAAACAGCATATTTACATTGCTTGTATCTTTTCTCATAATTGATTGCATACTGAACGATGAAATAAGTTCATGTCTCCATGTACATTTATCTAATTCAATTACAATGTTCATGAGAAAGTGGAGACCATCAATTAACTCTTCTAATAGTCCATTCTTAGGAACTCCAAATCCTGTACTCCACATCTTAAACGCTCGAGTTTCATTCCATGCTTCACTGATCTCCACTAATAATGCACGAAACAACATATCCATTTTGTCATTTCCTTTATATCCAATTCGTTTATCCAGTTCTTTTTGCATTTCAAATAGTTCCGTAATATCAAAGTTTTGTTTCTTCTCTTCAGATGTAATTGTGTGTAACTGAATCATTATAAGTTCACTCCAAGTTTGTATTTTAGTAAGAATATAGTCACACTGATTAAAAGCCAGCCGACTACAATGATCGCCATTTCCTTTTTAAAGCTCACTCTTCTCCCTCCAACATTTCCACTAACTCCTCAAACGAGCATTCGAACAAGTCTCGAAGCCCGTCCTTGGATTTATAAATACCTCTATCAATCAGTTGATCTATGATGTGTTGATGCAAAATTACCCCACCATGTCCTCGACACAAAATTGTAATTCCATACTTTTCACTGGAAAGTATTTTACTGGAGTATCTTTTTCATTAATTGCTACACAACCTAAAACACCCTCAAATTTGTTATCCTCAGTCTGAACAACCACTTTATATAGAACATCTTCACGTTCACAAATGTCACCTAATTTAAACTCGTCCATTTTACGATTCTTCTTATAAAACACCATAAAACGCTCAAATTCTTCTAACTCTTCATCAGTTGCTTTTCGGAATGTACGTCCCTGATATCTTTTGAAAGAACATCCATTTTCATAGAAACGATATTCCCCTACTTTTAACCCCATGATTAAGTAATACTGAGTTTGAGTCTCTTCTTTTAAAATTCCATACCATTTCCCATTTGAACTTTCCATTACAAACATTTCACCGCACTCTAAATTCAATGGTTTCTCATAATCTACAAACTCGTTTTCAAAAAAGAAGTTCATACCGATTGCAGATGGTACAATACGCTGACTACTAATTCCCAAAACTTCATGCTTCCCTTTTTTTAATGTGTGTGCAAAAAAATCATTCTTTTCTTTAATCCAATTCGTTTTCATTCTTTCAATCGCTTCAAATCCTGTATATGTTTTCATTCTTTCCCCTTCGCTTTCTTTAACATTTCTTCAATCCGTCTTCCCGTTGTATTTTTATAGTCCTCACATGTCCATTCAGCGTTGTTTGTCGGAGATGGTGTAAATACCATCCCCCAACTACTAACGCTTGAAATATGGACATCAGGACGAATTACAGTAATGGTCATAAAAGCTTATCTCTATTTTGTTTCTCTAAAAGAGTAGCTGATAATACCACTAAACTAGATTCTTCACATTTGCGGCATAACACATAAAAATCCTTATCCATAAATCCTCCATTTGGATGAACTTCTAAGCGATTATGTGCATCACAATGTTTGCAGTACCACTTCACAATTATTGTCTCTATCATTAAAACCTCTCCTTTACACCCTCTTAAAAAGGCAACTTTCTTTTTCGCTTATCTCTTGTATACTTAAACTCAATATGTCTGTATGTGTTGAACATACGGGATGTAATGCGCTCATCGTAAGCTTTCATCACAGCTTCACCTGTTAGGTTTGTTGTAATGATTGTTTTCTTTCCTTGTCTTCCATCAAATACTTTGAACAGTACCCGATTCACGAATGCAGTTGCCTTCGGATCAGCGGCATCCATATCACCTAGTTCCGCACCTAAGTCATCAATAACTAATAAATCTGCATTAATTAGTAAATTAACAATGCTATGCTCAGACTCCTCAGATTGCCCATTGAACGTAGAACGTATATAGTCAAATAGTTCTGATACAGAAACATAAAGAACAGTTCCTGCGCTATTCTCATTCATTTCATGAGCAATTGAATAGGCAAGATGACTTTTACCAGCACCTACTTTTCCCACTAGAATTAAATTAAACCTCACATCATTTAAATAATCTTCAAGTGCTCGTTTTGCTAAGGTGTAATTCTTTTCATCCTCTTCACAGTCAGATTTAAAAGTTGAGAATCTAGCAAGTTTAATTGTTTCGTCTTTAATCAAGCTCTTATCGTAAAACATACTTTTACGTTTTCTCTGTTCCTTCTCATCTCGAAATACATTCATTTCCGCTTCTAGCTTTTGATTGTCTTCTGCCAACTTACATACCGGGCAAACTACTTCACCATTTATCTTCATGAATCTAACAGTACGTTTACGTTCTTTTTTACAAACCTCACATGTATCAGAAAGGAAGATCATCTTCTTCGAAAGGGTCTTTGCTATATCTGTTACCTTTACTAGAGCCATGTTTTCCTTCCACCTTTCCTTGTTGTAAATAGCCTTCAAACTTTGTACCAAATAATGTTTCTGGTCTTAGATACTTTGCTTGTTCCGTCCTTAGCCATTCTCTAGCTTTTGTATCAATCACAGTTTTAAAGTTATCCACAGTAAATCCTTCTATTAATCTACTTTTAATTAATGACTGTGTTTTCTTAGATGTTGAACGGTAACTACTACCACACACGTCGTTGAGATAGTTTACTATCTCGACTATATATTCTTTTGCTGTAGTCTCTGTTGTTACTCTCTGTGTATTCTCTGGTATTGGTCGGTTCAAATTGACCTCTTCCATCGGGTCAACTTGACCTGTTCGTGGGGTCAAATTGACCTCATCGTCGGTCGATTCTAACTGACGGAGAAATGTATAATCTATTGAGTACCATTTCGTTTTATCAAACTTTTTCTTGTTATAGTTCCCAATAACCAATACATTGATATTTTCAAGGTTTTTAATGGTCCTTTTAATGGTCGATTCTCCCCAAAAAGGAAACTGTTCTTGCCATTTTGGAACGCTGTTATAAATCCACGGTCTTCCATCATAAAAATGTTTGGAACGCCTTAACCAATAGTGTATCTGTTGTAAAAATATAGCTTCATTCAATCCAATTTTCGTTGCCAGTCCTGGAAGAACAAGTAATGGTTCTTCATGAATTAATAAATTACTCATCTCTTCACCTTCCTCATAACAACCTCATAGTAAAATCCACGGTCACGATCCATCACAAGGCAACCTTTAAACAGATGAGGATTTTCATCATTTCTATGTTTAATTGTTTCTAATACCTTTCGAATAGGAAATAAATAATCAAACCCTTCATTCTCTAAACGACGACAGCGCTTAAGTAATTCAGATAACCTTTTATCACGTAAATACCGAGTACCTAAATTCCTATTCAAAGCTATTGGCATTGAACCATCTCTTACTATCGTTTTCATTTCAGTCACCCACCTATTGCGCTTGCTGTTGCTTTTCTTTCGCTTCGTTTAACCACGATGTTATTGTTTTTTGTAACTGAGATGCTTGTTGCACTGTCATTCCTTTGAAAGATTGAATTCCTAATGACTGTTTTACAGTATTTTTTGTTTCTTCAAATGGTATGTTATACACTTCTGATAACTCCCTAATTTGCACATGAATAGCTTTTATTCTTTGTTCATTTGCAACTTCTGATTGTCCAGCTTTCTCCTGTAATGGAACGTTATCTAATTGCTTAGCTGCTTGTTTTGGTTCATCATCTTGTGGAATATCTTCACCCGAATAGATGTATAAACCTAATCCGTGTAGTGCAATGGCTTTTGCTAGACACCTTTGAATCGAGGTGTTTATTTGGAATGACGTAGGTTTTGCGATTGGCTTATTATAGTTATCCAATACAGGATGAATTTGCGAACGTGTGATGTTATTTACCGTTACTTCAACTTCTACAAAGTACCCAACTTCTGTTTTCATATAAGGTAATCCACCAAATCTAACAACTTGCCATGTAGCATCAGGATGTTTTTTCAAGAGTTGGTCTACAGCCCATGACCAACTCAGATAACTAAAACGGCCCTTCTTCTCTACATGCTTACTAACGTCAATAGATGCTAATTCTGCAAAGTAATTTTTAATCTCATTCATCGGATTCTCACACTCTCACCTTGTTTTAATGAAATGCCCTCCCACTTCATGCCATTCTTAATCGCTAGTAATAATGCTTTTTTATCTATCTTCGGATTCTGCGGAATCATGTATTCTGGTGGAATAATTGCATCCTCTGCAATATCTAAACTTGCTGGATTCTTTTGAATACCTACTGTTATCAATGCACCTTTAATACTTTTTTTATCCACAGCAACCATCTGATGATATAAATAATCCTTAATATTTTTACAGCTGTTCTCAAAAGACTTACGGCGTTCAGCCAAGCGATTTTCTTCTCCTTTAATCACTTCAACTTGCGCTTCAATATTGCGAATCAATAACGCTGCACCTTGTACTTTATCTTCAATTGCTTCACTGATTGATTGAATTGTATCGTTAATTACTTCTTGATCTGCTCCGTCTTCAATCATTTGCTGTAATTGATTGAAATTACTTGTTAATTCGTACAGTTTCATAGTTTTATAACCTCCTAAAACGGCATACTGCCATATGGTTTATTAGTTAATATGGTAATTACATAATCTATATCTAACTTTCTACAGGTATCTGCTTCTTTTGCGGATATAAGTTTCAAGCTACTTACAGCCGTTTCAACCTGCTTTTTTAATAATTGATTTTCTGTTAACTCTTCCATGTAATCACCCCACGTGATATACTAATTTCGATTTTGTTTTTTAATGGAACCCACTGCAATGGGTTTCTTTTTATTTATATAAAACCTTTTGAATAACATCATCTTTGATTCCAATCTCTCGCATACGCTCTACAACATGTTGAACTCTATCATTTTCTTTCTTTTTAAATATCAATTCCTTTAATTGCTTATCACACTCTTTAGCCTTTTCTCCACATGCCTCATACTCTTTACAAGTCTCATAGAATTCTTTTGTTTTACCCTCTACATTTTTCTTACTTGCAATACGAGTTAACAAAAATTGATTCTTTATGTAGTTCTCCTTCTTATTACGTAAGGATTTCGCTAACTCCGCATCCTCGGGTAACACTAAATTTTCAATTCCCACTAGATTCATCAGCCTTTTTAAAAAGAGCATTTAGACATACAAACCTATTCTCTATTAATCGGCGTTGCTTTTTATTTGGTAATTTATAATGTGCTAGTAGTCTAAGATAATCAGATACTTTTACATTGTTGTAATCAATTGTAAACATCATTAATCCATCCTTTCCTCTGCCCATTCAACTAAAAATGCTTGTACTTGTTTTGCTGGAAAATACCATTTCTTACCCACTTTGAATTTTGGGAACCGTGGGTCAAAGAAGAACTGATCCTGAATTGTATTCCACGACATACATACACGTTTTTTAAGCTCCTTAGTATCCCAAAAGGCTAACTCAGCATCGTATTCTTTAACCTTCTTTTGAATTTCTTCCACACATAATTCCTTCACAACATTTTCGTCTATTTGAACATTGAACATAATTATTCCCTCCTTATTTTTAAACCATTGGTCTCCAGCCATTTACAAAATTCAAAGCTTCCTCGAAATCCTTCTTCAAAATATCGCGGTAACTATTCACATTGAAGGCATCTTTCAAGTTACGTCCTAATAACCCGAATAGCTTGCGAGTAGAATCATGTACTTCTTTATCTACATGTCCGTTCTCCCATAAAAAATAGATGCGTTTTGCTTTCGTTTTTTCAATCACTCTTTGCTGTCCGTAATCTACAGTTAATTGCTTTTCAACTACCTGCTCTAACGAAGAAACTCTTTTATTTAAGTTACTAGTTCCTGCTGCTATCAACTCGATTTGTCCAAATGTATCCCCAGGAATTTGCATTCTTTTTTCGATGTGTTCTTTCATTCTTTTAAACTCTCGTAAAAACTCTACTTTCATTTTCATTGCCTCTGGAGTCACATAGGACATTGCTACAATTGCAAATGCATCTTCTGTTAATAAATATTTTTTATACCATTGTTTGTTTTGAGGATGTTGATACTGGGTCTGCCCAAAGTTGAGCGCCCCCCACTCTGCTTCATTTGCTTCTGCCAATTTTTCTAATTGCACCTCAATATCACGATTTACATTCTTGTGTTCTTTCCCAAACATTTCAGCAACAGTTAAACTATCTGTAACAACCTCTCCATTGTTTTCAAAAACTAATACATTATTTTGTAGTTTGTCACTCACTAACGCTAATTTCCCCATTATGAAACCTCCTTTTTATTTTTCTCAGACCAACATGCCACTAAAAAGAACTTAAAGTTCGATTTGTTACTAAAAAAAATATCATCGATATTCATATCAAAAAACTTTGCAATCTTCTTAGCCGTTTCCATTGAAGGCGTTCTTTCTTTTTGATCAATCATTCGAATATATCGTTCAGTAACTCCACAGTAACTTGCAATTTCTTTATATAAGTTTTTTTGTGGGTAGTTTATTTTATTTTTCATTTAGTCACCTCCAAAAAGAACTATATGTTCTAAATATAGATTACAGAACTTTTTGTTCTATGTCAATGCAAAAAAGAACAATTTGTGCTAAACTTTTTTTAAAGTGAACAATTAGTTCAATTAGAGAGGTGAACAATATGATAGGTCTTAGAATAAAATCTTTACGAAAAAAAGAAAATTTAACACAAAAACAGCTCGCTGAAAAAATCGGAGTATCCCAAAGGATGATAGGCTACTATGAATCAGAAGAAAGATTCCCTCCACATGATGTCCTAAGTAAATTAGCTGATTGTTTTTCAGTTTCTGCTGACTATTTACTAGGACGAGCTGTTACAGACCAACCAAAAGAGCAATTAACACAGAAAGATGAAAAAGACATAGCAAAAAGAATGGAAGAAATAAAAAGAGATCTTCAAGGCGAAGACGGATTAATGTTCTCTGGTGAGCCTATGAGTGAAGAAGCTGTGGAATCTTTATTAGATGCAATGGAGTACATCGTGAAACAAACTAAAGTAATCAATAAAAAATACGTTCCTAAGAAATATCGTAGTACTGACGATAACTGATGCGAGCTTAGGAGGGAAAACATTGAAATTCGTCATAAGAGATCTAGTCCAACAACTTTGCACAAAATACAACACGACAAACCCCTATGAGCTTGCAGATTACTTGAAAATAAATGTACTAACTTGGGATTTACACGAAGAAATAAACGGGTTTTATAAATATGAAAAAAGAAATCGTTTCATTGTTATTAATAATCATTTGTCTCCATCCATGCAAAGAACTGTTTGTGCACATGAATTAGGACATGCAATCCTACACACTCATGCAAACACACCTTTTCTTCGTAAGAATACATTCTTTTCAGTTGATAAATTAGAGATAGAAGCAAATACGTTTGCTGCGCTTTTGTTAATTGATAAAAAGACCATTCAACCTGGTGATACAAAAGCATGTATAGCATACAAAAATGACATTCCAGTTGAACTGTTAGAATTTTATAAGCCTTACTAAAGGAGGTAAGATATTTTGATTATTGATTTAAATGCTGAACGAGAAAAACGAAAGAAACGCACCATCAAACAAGAAGAATTTAAAAAGGTCCCTATCGTTGAGAAAATCCATATTGTTGATGGTGAAATAAAATATGAAGTTTCAGGTTATAAAGAGACTCCTGTGAAGTGGTTGGATGAGTAATCTAGCCACTTTACAATTATAAGGAAAGAGGGAATGTTATAATGGCTAGCTTCAGAAAATTCGGAGATGTTTGGGAATTCCGAGTAAGATTTAAAGACCCTTATACTCAAAAATACAAAGAGAAATCAAAACGTGGATTCAAGACAAAAAAAGAAGCACAACTTGCGGCTGCTGAAGAAGAAAAGAAATTATTAAACGGTTTAGAAGTTGAGATTACTCCTACTTCTTTAAAACATTACCTTAGAGACTGGTTAAAATTATTTAAGCAAGACAATGTAAGAAAAAACACCTTTATCTTGCATGAACGTAACATCGAAAAGCATATCATCCCCTACTTTCAAAACATGAACATAAAAGAACTCAAACCAATGATGTATCAAAAATTTATTAATTCCTTAACTGATCAGGGTTACAGTAAGCGAACTGTTCAAATTATCCATGGCACAATGAACAATGCCATGAAAAAAGCTGTTAGCTTAAAAAAAATCGAAAATAACCCTTGTGAAGAAGTAGTTATTTCAAATAAGAACAATAAAGAAAGAGAAGGGCTAAAATATATGCGAAGTGAAGACATTCCCCTTTTCTTAAAGACTTCTTATCAATACAACTATATTTATTACATCTTTTTCAAAGCGCTTCTGAATACAGGTATGCGTAAAGGTGAAGCTGCTGCTTTACAATGGAAAGACATAAATTTAAAAGAACATACTATTACTATTTCTAAAACATTGGATTTTACAGCTAAAACAAAAGAAGAATTATTTGGAGATACAAAAACATTTACTTCTAAACGTACAATCATGATTCCTAAATCATTAGTCGATGAACTGCTGGCACATAAAAAATGGCAAAATGCTAATAAGCTTGTTTTACAAGATGCGTATGAACATGAATTAGATTTAGTCTTTTCAAGAGTAGATGGAAAGTTCTTACCGAAGTCAACATTGTTCAATGCATTCTCACGCATACTGAAGAAAGCAAATTTACCTAGATTAGAAATACATTCATTACGACACACCCACGCGGTTCTTTTATTAGAGTCTGGTGCAAGTATGAAATACATTCAAGATCGACTAGGACATAAGAGTATAGAAATCACTTCTAACGTTTATTCTCATATTAGCGACAAAATTAATAAGGATTCTATTTCGGGGTTTGAAGCTTATATGAATAATGTATTGGGGTAA